CCGCATCCGCTCAGTTGAGTTTGTGCTAACCGCAACCGTATCCGCCGCAGGGCGGAACACGCCAGTATTGGTATCAGCATTAAAGGCATATGCCGGGGCAGCAGCAGTCCCTCCTGTGGAAGTCTTTACATACCGTGTTTCCGAGTCATTAGCATAGTAACTCAGGAAGGTGAACTTACTAGGCGGCACCTCATACTTAAGGCGGACACTAAGACCCGCAGCCCCTACAAATCCAGCAGGAACGCTTTGAACCAACGAACTCCCTTCAATGCCGGTGGAATTAGCCAGCTCATAGAAGTTTCCATTAACAGGAGTAAGAGCCCCAAGAGCTGCTAGATCCAGAACAGGGGCATAGTCAATCAAAGATGAAACAGAATTCAAAGCAATATCTGCCTTATCATCAGCACTATTTGCGGTAGCAAGAGCCGTGGTAGAGTTAGCAAGAGCAGTTGCTGAATCCGTAATGGATTCCTCCGCTAGGTTTGCTGCTTCTTGGGAAATAAACAGAACTTGATCAAAGTTATCATTAAGATCAGCTGCCTTAATGGATGACCCAGGAAAGAAGGTAGCTTGAAATGCCGTATCATCAGTAGTACGGTTTAGGACAACCGTAGCACCATTGGCTGGAGCAGTGACAAATTCAATCGTGGTGGCGTTGGCAAACGAATATTGAGTTGTAATGGTCTGAAGAACATCGTTGACATAAACATCAACGTCCTCAGGGTTTAGGTATTCAAATGAAATGGAGAACAGCTTGTTAGTGCCGTTCCCCGTGTATGTGTTTTTAGTGATTGCCATTTGTTATGGGTTGCCAAATTTAATCAAATTAGTACCAAGATCTGAAGTTCCACTACTTTGCAAAGCCCTTTCATTGAGAAATTCAGCTTTACGCTTAAGAAAATCAGGATTAGTGGCTTCTACTTCCTGCTTAGCCGCATTAATATATTGCATAAAAATCTCCTCAGTACGACGTTTGTACCAAGGTTCTACAAGCCTTTCACTTGGAGTTAGCGATCCTTCTTTTGTCCGTTGTTCATCAGCTTTAAACTCTTTAGAAGCGAAGTGTTTAGCCAATGCTTGCTCCAATCCATACTTGGCGACAAGAGCTTTAATCTGTGCTCGTTCTAGTCCAGTATAAACTTGACCAGTGGAAGCAGTTTTAAAGTTTCCTTTATGCCAAACATTCATCTCCATCAATTTTTGAGCAACAGGACTCCTGTTCTCTTCCATCATTTCAAATGGAATGTTAGCATTAAAAGGTCCGCCTGTAGACCGCAGCATGGGTTTGCCAGTCAAGATATCTGGTTCAAACGGAGCATTCTTACTGATGTCTGGCCAAATTTGAGCCATTGTTTTTTGATAGAACGAATCATATTCCCGATAATATGGATCGCTAGAGTTTGCCCAAGCCCGGCGAGTTGCAGTATAAGGAAGTAGATTATTAACCGCACCTAAACCCAATCCAGCCATAAGATCAAGGAAGTTATTAGGATTCCCTGGAATGTTACTCTTCTTACCTGTTAGTTGAGCAAAGGTATCCTGAGGATTAAAAATAACACTTAGTCCATCAAGGTTGGCAAGATAACTCTTTTCGGTGAATCCAGCCGTGAAGCCATACAACAAGGTTTCAGCAACTTTATTGAGTTCGTTGATTTCACCATACCTAGACAACATGCCAAGATCAGCCGCCGCCGCAATCCAGTTAGAAAGTGGTTCAAACCATCCATAAGAAACCCACTTATCACCGATTTTAACGGAACGTGGTTGAATGCCTTGTTGCCTCCACCGTTCCCGTTCATCTGGATCAAAAGGAATGTTTCCAGTCATCATGCCGCTGGTACCAGCACTATAGCCAAGACTGATAACAAGGGCTCCAACGGATTCCCTACCACGAAGTTCTGCCAAAGCAAGTTCATCACCAGCTTCCAACGCAGCACGATAACCACCCATAAACTTACCAATCAATGGTGTAAAGGAGGTTTGATATGCCATAATGTTGGCTGGTGTCCGAATAAACGGCATGATAAATTTGCCAACCGGAATTTTGGCATCAGGACCACCACTTACCAATAGTTCCAATTGCCGGGCAAAATATCCAGGATCGTTGGTATAGTTGGTTTCCATACCATACTTTTTAAGAGCTTCGTCTGTGACTTGGCCTGTTTTAGGATCAAAGCCACGCTCTAGTGCTTTAGTAGCCATTTCAATATTGGCAGCCAGATTAGTACCACCTTTATCAGCAGCACTCTTAAAGGCTTCCATATTGATCTTTTGACGCACTGCCATGGTTGTGATGAAGTCATCAGAAGTCATCATCAAACGGCTTGGGATTTCTGTATACTTAATCCAAGCATCTAGCCACCGAAGATGTCCAGCAACCATTTTCTTTGCTGGAGTATCAGCCGTCATTTCCAAAGCATTTAGATAAGATTGAGTTTCGGCCCTAGAAAGAACCGAAGCCGCACTCCACGATGCTGGTACTTGAGTTTTAAATGTAGTGGCAGCAACCTGAGCCGCCTCAAGGGACCCCTGAAACAGAGCAGCATATCCAGCTCCAGCAGATGCAATAAGGGTCTCATCTCCTTCAGCCAAACCCCTTAGCCCAATCATGGTGGGTGTCATCACCAAACGGAACGTACCAGAAAGGTTTCTGATAAAGGTTTTAGGAGCAGAAAGAATGTTGTTATAAAACATTCCCAGAACACGTTTGCCTGAGTACTTAATAAGAGTTGCTCCATAGTTAATAACTTTAGATGGATCTCCTCCAGCCAAAGTCATTGCCAAATAGAATTGACGAGCTTCATCTCTGTATTTTGGATCATTAGAGCGAGCAAGATCTTTGACATAATCTGCCCACTTACGCATAACTTCTGCGGAGCTAAAAGTCCTATCTTTGGCCCCAGGTTCAGATCCTTCAGAAACAACCTCATCGAGAAGCTGATTCCAACGTTTACCAGCAGCAAGTCGTCTTCCAGTTTCCAAAGACCAAGCTTCCTTACGGAGCATGATAAGTCCAACTGCTTGATCAACAAGACGATCAAAGTGGTTACCATCAGTAATGCCATTAGCTTCAGACATGAGAGCATCTTGGCCAATGTTAGATGCCTTTTCCCCAAGCCTGCGAATCATTGCTTGAGTAACTCTAAGTGCTGGAATTTTAATTTGTTCCGTTCCCGCTTCACCGATAAAGGTTTGACCTTCTTCTCGGAAAGCTTTTAGCATAGCTTCGGTCACCTCATTAGGCGACTTGGCTGTGTTAAGAACATCTTCATAAAGTTTAAACGATTCAGCATCCAGAGCTTTAAGAATTTTTGTAGCATCAGCTTCACCAAAACGGCGATACAGAGCATCAAGTTGATTCTTATTTTGACTGGACTCAAGAGCCTCATCAATTTTAGCTTTCCAACCACCTGTCATGTTGGCACGTTTGGTGGCTGCATCTGTAATCCAGATACGATTCTGAAGTAAAGATTCTGGTTGTTTACCAATGTCAGCAGCAGTTTCAATACGTGTATTGGATTTGACACCAGGACCAATGTTATTAACGCCAGAAAGAATGGTGTTATCCATATCTTTCAGTTCATCATTAGCATTGTCTAGTTGCTTTTTAAGTTCAGCAGCATCTTCCCATGGATTAGCCTGACGTTCTTTAATGTTATCAATTTTGTTGAGAATTTCATCACGACGCAATTGATTGACATCATCCCAACGCAGACTTTCCTCTACCTCCTTAACGGATGCGTCTTTTGCCTTTTGATCGAGTTCTTTTTTAAGGGTATCAATAGAATCGTCAATGGCTTCAGCAGTGGTTTTCTTTCTCAGGACTCCGTTAATTTTAGAAACAGCATTCTTAGATGTTTGGAAAATATCCAATGCTTTAAATACTGCTCCAGCAGCCTCAGCTACCTTACCAAGACCCATATCTTCCAAACCAGCAATGATTCGGTAACGAGCCTCACTATCATAATTTGGATCAGCAGTAAGAGCTTTGGGAACAAGAGGCTTAAGGTTAGGAGGCAAAACCTCTTCCAAACGTGCGCCTAGTGTAGGCCCACCCTTTTCAGAAGTATCCGCATGAATAAAACCTGCGAAGAAATCAAGACCACCTGACCGGATCAGTTTCTTCAGTTTCCCAGCATCTGGTCCTACTTGTGGGGCAACACGATTAAGAAACCGCATTCCGTTAACCAGCTTAAGGAACTCAGCAGCACCAGCCGCCGTAGGATCGTCTGGAGTAAGTCCAAAATCAATTTGAGCCTTAATGTACCTATCGCTGCGAGGATCCTGTTCTGGAGCCACAGGGCGGCCAATCGCTTCGCCTACACGAGCCATTCCCTCCTGCCCAGCCTTAATCAGTTGGGAACCATAATCCTCAATGATACCAGGACCAGATCCTTTTAAAACAACCTTAGCAGTTTCAACAAGAGGTTTAAGACTTTTCTTGGTAGGCTCTAAATTCTTTTTAAACTGTTCATTTAGTTTTGCCTTTTCAGCTTTATCTCCAGAACGCAAACGCCTACGCTTAGCAAGCTCTTGAGTATCCTTGATGCCATAAAGATTTTTATCGACTTGCTCACCCACATCAGCAACAACTTTGTTAACTGGAGCAAGAACTTCATCAAGTTTTGCACTGACATCTTTAAGAGGTCGAGCAATAGCTTCTTGAGCAACCTTGGCTGGATTCCAAGTTTGACGATTACGTTGAGTACGACCAGCAGCCTTTTCCTTTTCTTTACCCTTTTTAATCTGTCTAGATTTTTGGATGGCCGCTTTAGTTTCTCGATCTAGATTCTCTTGATCAATTTGTTCTTGAGTTTTACCTGAATTAAGAAGCGGAGTTTGATCGCTAAAATTGTAAGTGGCCTCTGAGGACCAAGGACTACTAGGCATTTAAAGTGACCCCCTCAAGGGTAAATAAATAAAGATTGGGAGGAGCCTACTCCGCAGAGTAAACTCCTTTGTTCCCATTAATTAAATGAAACGTGAAGATGATCGTCATGGTTAGGAATTGCTTTGGACCTCGGTCCACCAATCATCTGACCATCACGATAATAACCTTTGCGGTCCCAGTAAATTTCACTGATACCCAATGCCTCAGCATTTTTTAGCAGGTAGTCGTAAGTAGAATCCAGCTGAGTAACAGTGTTATGAGACAATGGCAAATCTAAGGCTTGGTTTGAGTTATGGAAAGAACGGTCCCTAGGTGCAACCCTAGCACCACCACTAACAAACCCTTTGTTAAGATCAAAGTTAGGATGTTGCCAGATTTTAATACCTTTGGCTAGAAGCGTTTTACCAACTTCAACCGTGCGGGCTGGCCCTGGCTGTGCTGAAACTTTCGGATCAACAACAGAGGTTTGTTCCAACCTAAGATCACGCAGCATTTTTCCTAATTTAACATCAGGAATCTTTTGAGCACCTTGCCATTCAGTTACAAGATCAGCCATTGCTGCTGCCAAATTTTGTGTAGTATCGGGAACTTTACCTGACATATAGTCATTAAGTTTAGTCCGCCAAGGCAATGCTCCACCAACAACAAGAGCTTGGAATGCTTTATCTTGGGTAGCTTGGTTAAATGATTGATCAGGTGAAATACCAGCAGCTTTAATTACGGCCTTAAGCGTTTCCGGCTTAAATTGATAAGCCCCATAATGTATCACTTTTTGACCATTAATTGTAAAGTCGCCACGAATTACATCCTTTACTTTAAGGTTTGTAATAGCTGGATTACCAGGACCAGAACGTGTTACTCCGAAATTATACTGTCCATAATCTCCACCACTTTCAGTGCGGATGATTTCTTGTTGCAATGTTGAAAGAGCATTACCAGAAACAACAGGTGTTTGTTGAGACATCTGCCTAGCAGTTTCAAGTGCTTTAATTTGACTCAAAATAGCCCTTCGATCAGTGGGCGTTAAATCTCCACTTAATTTTTTAGCCAAAGCAGGACTAAGTTGCCTTACAGTTGAAAGGTACTGCTCTTGCGCCGGATTAGGCTTCCAAGGGGCATAGCCATTATCAACAGCTTGTCTAGCAAGAAAATCATTAGCATTAGCGTAGCCAGCTTGTTTAGCTACATTTGAAATTGAAGTGGGAATTGGTCCACCTGTATTAACTGCCAATTGAGCAGCATCATACATGTCCCTAGGCACCGTCACTGAAGTAGCGGGAATTACCACTCCAGACATGGCGTTATTAACGATGGCGTTAATAGTATCAGTAGGTAACCTAGTGTCAAATGTGGCATTAAGGTTAGGTTTTTGATCAGTTAACTTATCTTTATTGGGAGCCGTCTTTCCCTGTAAGCTCCAATAAAGTGGGCTTTTTTGATCACTCAAATATTGTTTAGCTAAATTAGCAATTGCTTCAGCATCGGCAGATACATCAGCAGGCTGATTTGCGTCAATACGGCGTTGAATAACTTCTTGATACTTACTTTGAGCTTGAGCAATAGCTAGATCTCGAACAAGTTTGGCTTCAGCTTTTTGAGTTTCAGGTGTTACTGATGCTGGTCCCCACCCTTTCTGTTGCCACGCAATAACAGCTAATTCAGCAAGAGGAACACTTAACTTGTAATCATCTTCAACAGTACGCGTACCTTCAGGCAAACCAGGGATTGCCTTGGCACTGGCAGCCACACTAGAGTCAATTACCTTGGAAGCTTCAAGTTGATCAATCCGGGCTTTTGTAAGTCCGTATTTACCTCCTATCAACCTTCCGCTGCGAAGACCTTCAAGAATAGCATTTTCAAATGGAGTACTACCGCCTGATATAAGTTTAGTAATATCCTCCTCAGGCAATCCAGCCGCCCGTGCTCGTTTGGCTAGATCATCTATTTTTGGTTGCCTTTGCTTTGGAGGCAATTGATCATAAGATTTAGCTTCAAACGTGAACTGTCCAAGACGTTCCTGAAGAATTTGCTTAATTTTATCAGCACCTGCCTGCTGTGTTTTTCCTTCTAGTTCCGTGTAAAGAGCACTGAAATATTGCCGATAAGTACCGGCTTTGCTGGGATGCAGAATATCTCCTGAATTTTGCAAAATAGAGTAGGCTTTATCACTCTGATTATTTGCAAGAAGTCCAGTAATTGTTTCTGTTAAAGTATCTTTAAAATTATTGTTTTTATCTTTTGTGGGGCTAGGATCATTTCTTTCAATAGTGGCCAGCCCTGTTTCAGCAGAAGCACGATCTGTAATTGTTAAAAGGATACTTTGTCCTTGAACATTGTTTTTAATCCTGGCTTCTTCTTTGGCATTATCATCCAAAGTTTGACCAAAAGTTTCATTAAGACGAGCCCTAGCAACAGCAAGATTATTACTACCGTACTCCATCATAATGGATGGATTAATACGGTTGTAACCAGCTTCTTGCCCCCAAAGACCAATAAGAATCTTTTCAGCACGGTCCCATTCTGTGCGGGTCATCCGTTGATTAAGTTGAATGATTCCGCCTGTATCAGGATCCTTTAAAGTTCTACCTTCGTTAATTGCTTGATTAACATAATTGGTATAAGAAACGGCTGCCCCTTGCGCCATAGCTCGTGAAGCACCGATTGCCTCTAATCCTCTAATTGCTGGAGAAGTTCTTCGGATTTGCGCTGCCATTCCTTTTTGATCAGGAAGTGTTTCCGCAGCATTGGCAGTAGCAACAGCATTTGCCGCTGCTTTTTCCATTAAAGCTTCTTTTTGTCTAAACTCATTAGCATCAGCGTCATATGTTATTTCGCCGGTAATGAATTTAGTAAAACCCTTAGCAATGGTTTCATTTTTTATTTCTTCTCCTCTTTTTTTTAGAACACCTCCAAGCGTTTCACTGAATTGAGCAAGAGCTTCAAGATCGCGTTCTGATTGAGCAAGCATTATCCGCGAAGGATCGTAAGCTTGCACTACTGGAGTAGAAGATGTAGATTGAAATCCAGTTAGGTCAACCTGCTGGCCAGGGGATTCATAGATACTAGCCATTTTTTACTAGGTATTTTTATTGAAATCGCCGCCAGCACCTGTGTAGGCAGTGACACCGGAAAGAGCTGCACCAGCCAATCCAAGCACAAGTCCGCCTGTACTGGGTTTAGCAATGCGTTGAGCCGCTGCTTGATTAATTTCAGATTTTGCTGCCAAGAAGTTATTCTCCATATTGAAATAAAGATCCTGTTGAGCATAAGCAAGGTTCATACCAAGTGCTCCAAGATCCTTCCCTTCAACACGCTCAGCATCGGCTAGAAGGCCTCCTATGGACTGTCCAGTACGTCCGGCAGCCAACGCGGTTCCCTGCGCTTGGAGACGCCTCACAAGGCCCTGCTCAGCCGCTTGAGACGCCTTTTCCAACTCACCTTTCATCTTAAGCTGAGCTTTTTGATCTTCGGTATTACGTCGTTGTAAAGCCAGATCTCTATTTTGCTGATAGGCACGTTGGGAAACAGCCGCAGCTTGACTTGTAGCTTGATAACCAGCAATGGATTGAACGGCACTCATCAAGCCCGTTGCAAGGCCTATGGCAATGGCGGGATTACACATTTCGTTAATTTAGCAAATTCAACATAAGTAAGATTGGTTTGAGTGGTAACATACATAAGCTTTTTAAATCCAAGCATATGAAGCAGTTTCATGTGCATCTTATTTCTTGGATCAGCAATGTTATGTAGCATCTCATAGGAGGTCTGTTGTTCGACCCATTTCTTAGCCTCCTTAAAAAATAGCTTGGGATACGGACGGACACATGGCGTAGTAAGCATCCATATGGCTCCGCAATGGGCATCGGTTCTGGATACCCCCGCTACCCCGCAGATCTCTCCAAGAGGGTTCCTGAAGGTTACAGGGTTGTCTGAGAGATCCATAGAAAGGCAGAGGGTTGCTTCCATAATTTTATGGCCAAGACCCTCTAGTTCCCTTCGATCATCTTCTTGTAGGTGCTGAGCCACCCAGATTGCGTCTGAGCGGCTCGCTGGGTGGATTAGCGACATTGTGGGATTACAGTGATTGGATTCCTTTATTATTGTAAGTTCCTTCCCAATCCAGAGAAGTAAACGAAGTGGGAAAAGGACTATCAACAACAAGGTCAACTTCTACCTGATTTCCCCTGGCCATGATGGGGACCGTACTCTGAGCGTTACGGATAATAGGAATGTTATTAGCCAAGTAATTATTGGCAGTAATCTGAGGAAGAAGTAGTTCATACTCATTCCTACCAACAGCCCTAGTAACCACCTTATATGGACCAGAGTTATAACTATTGATTTTAAGCCTCGTCACAATAGGCACGTTAACCGTATCCTTACTGGCGGAGCTGACATCCTTCACAAAGTAGAAAGCTGGCAGTGTCGCCCGCGATTCATACTTATAACCAATAGCAAAGTTTGAACTTGTTTGATCTCCCTCTACGGTTAGAAAATATTTTTCCCCAACAGGCTTAGTTGCATCATATTGCATCGTTTGCTCTTCAAAATAACCAGCCACATCAGGATCAATAAACATCAAGACAGGCTGCTCATTCATATCCTCAAACCCATCCTTAAAGCAGACGTGAGTAAGATCAGCCACTGCGTCATAGGTAAGGGTTGGGTTATAATCAAAGAGATCCAAACGAACGTCAATATACTGCCCTTCAAACAGCAACGATTGGCTGGGGGTATCCGTCAACAAAGCTACCTTACTAAGAACATAGTTACTACCATGTTTGGTAACAACATACATGATGTCCTGATCGAAATCAAAGGTTTCAATTGTTCCAGGAAGGTTCCACTTAAACCATGCTGAAATTCTACCTTGATCACCATTTTGGAACCAACGATAGATGTAAAGAGAACTTGGAGTTTCCCTACTATGAGCAGCAACGAGTCCAGCCGTAATGGTTCCCTTCATGTCATAGACGGCAGAAGGAATATACGTTGGAATAAACCGCGTTAGTTCCACAACGGTAGGACGCCCACCACTGCTGCTACCAATGTCCATATCATAAATGGATGAAGCAGTATCGCCTTCCTCAAGGAATAGGTAGCTAGGACCAATATCAACAGGATTGATTCGGTCAGTAGTGTTATAAGAAGACAGTAGGTTAATCTCCGCTGTCTTAGGAGCAAAAGCTTCGGTGGTTGTTTCCAACACGTACTGTCCGTTATTCGCAAATAGCAAGAGGCCCCTAGGACACGGCAGCGCACTCTTAAACCTCAGGGGCTTTAGAGATCCAGCACTAAGGTCAATCGGATCGCTATCCAGAATAGTGATAACGGTATCAGCAAAGAAGTCAAAATAATCACCTGCTTGTGAGCAGATAACATTTTCACGAGAAGTAAAGATCAGTCGGTTCTTGAAGAATGAAATAGAATCAACTGGGTTACCAACAAAGGTTGGCATAGGATTTGTGATTTCATCCCCTACCAATCTAGTCTTCCAATACTTCAATCGAGATTCATCACCTTCCCGAAGTTGACTTGCAACTGTATCAATCCTAAAGGTATCTCCTGCCGTGTTGGTAACGGTGTTGAGAGCTGTATATCCCTGACCTGCTTGCTGGATGTCAATTGTATCAATAACACCAGTAACCGTCGTAGTGATGGTAATACCCGCCCTAACTTGATTGCTGATAGTTGTGAAGGCTCCATTGACGGTATAAACTGTATTACCAATTCTCAATGATGTTACGTTACTGGTACCAATAAGGGCATTATTGACATACCAATAGTACACAGGCCCACTGGTCCTACGCACGTAGTTGGGCGACGTAGCAGCATAGCTGTTGGTGGTAACTACGGTTTTTGTTTTCCGCACTACCAATCGTAGGTTAGTACCAGATCCACCAATTGCGGAGAATTGTTCATCAACAACATGACCGCCGCTGGTGGCACTAAGTACTGATACAGCCGTAGGAATACCAGTAATCAGAGAAGTACCAGCACTAGCAATAGCAGAGGCTTCATCTAGTAACCGATAGGTAAACGTGCCATTAGCTTCCCTGATAATGACATGAGGCATTGTTTCCTCATTAAGTTTAGTAAGCGTACTAGGAGCAATTGTTTCTTCCCAGTAACCTGTACCAGAACTTGTATTATCAGTAGTCCTAAAGATTACCCAATAGTCATCAGCACCAGTATCATTAGAGCCAGCAACTTTAATCTTCAGTCCATTTAAGAATTGCTTTGGTAGTTGAGCAGCTGACGTAACAGTACCCTTAAACGCATCAATCGAAGTACCGGCATTACCACCTCGCGCTTGAATAGCGAAGTTTGCATTATCAGCTCTTCGGATGTGGATATTATTACCAATAGCAGTTGCTACCCACGAAGCATTAGCATTGATGGTAGTGGTAAGGTTATCAACAATATCCTTTACGTTAAGCTGGTTTGTGGTTCCAGACGTAACGTTTTCAGGAGTAGTATAAGTGAACTCCGTGCTGTCCAGCCTGACTGTATAGGTGGACTTATACGCAATGGTATTAATCGAAACAAAAGCATACGGATTAATAGCAGCACTGGTAGTAACACTAGCCGCAACTGTTTTAGTACGATTAAGAATAAAGATATAATCGTTGATCTGAAGAACCTGGAGGTCATCCGAGTTATCATGAACAGCATACGATGTTGCCTCAGCCGCAACCGCATTGACAGTCTGCTGTGCGCCACTGTTAGCACTCCAAATCTTAAGAGCACCAGCCTTACTAAATTGAAGGATGTACTTCTCCTTATCATCCCTAAACACCATAAACCAAGTGCCGTCACTTGTCGCATTAGCCAATTTACTAATGCCTTGAAGACCAGGACGCTTTGTCAATCCTGAGGCAACATCAGGATAATAGTTATCACATACCCGAAGTTGACCATTAAATTTAACAGTATCGGGTTGTTGGGAAACACCACCAATGAGGTTTCCAATCTTTTGAGAAACTGCTGCCATTATCGTGCAATAGTACGGAACGGAGTGTAAGAAATGTAGAAGTTCTGACCCGTTTCAACACCGAAGATATTTACTTCAGACGTTCCTGTATCATAAGCAATACAGTTAGCCCTTAGAATACCTTCGTCTTGTTGGTTAAACTGGAACATTTCTTTTGATCCAACCGCACTGCCAGCAAAGACACGGGTAGCACGTTGGGTAATATAATCCTTAAAGACCTGAGGAAGATCTTCAAAATCAAAGAGCCACACTACATCACAAAGGACAGGATCAGGTCCAGTGAATTCATAGGTGTGAAAGACTTTATCATAGAGCTTGCCATTCCTTAGAACAGTTTGATATTGCTGTGAATTAGAGGTTTTGTTATCAGAGAGTTGAAGTACATTAGGAGGTATAACAATCTCACCGTTAGCATCAGGGGTAAATGGAAAATTAGTTTCAGAGTTAAAGTGCCAGCCTTCCCCCTGAACTTCACGGTTAACGCTTTCTAGAATAGAAAGGGCCGAAGCAATTTCTGGGTTGGCAATATCAAGGGAAACAACAGGAGCCTGGCCGATGCCAGTTAGCATCTGATTAATTGCTTGGAGTTGTGTGGTCACAATAATTATCAAGATAAAGAGCGGCTTTTAAAAGGAGAAATTTTTGGTCTTTAAAGTGACCCAGACCTACATTGCAGTGGTGGCACAGTAATCCACGAATTTTTCCAGAAATATGACAATGATCAACATGAAAAGTACCCTTGCCGCCTGGAGTATCCGTATCACAAATGACACAGCGACCGTTCTGGGCCTCTAGGATTTCCAGATACTTTTTAAGAGTAATGTTATATTGATATTTTAATCCATTATTTTTAACTTTATCCGCATTTGCTTGTTGCCATTTTTTTGTTTCTAATCTATTGCAAATATTACAACGATGATGCTTTCCATCTTTTCTGGATTTATTAGAAGAAAATTCTGTTAGCAGCTTTTCTTCCTTGCATTTAGAGCAGATTTTAACAGTCATGTTGTTGTTATTAAAAGAAAAGGGGCCAACCTTTAATAGCCAGCCCCAGTATTAAAAGAAGGTTTTACCCTCAAACATTCCGAAACGCGCCCGCGACACCAACGCGCACAGCACCGCAACCATAGGCCAGACGGCCCACGATCACGTCACCTTGATAGATAACCTTGGTATCGGCACCCGTGGTTTGCACGGAAGGACCGATAGCTTCCACAACGCCAGCAGCATCACGGTGGAAGATCAGGCCGCAGCTATTGGTGAAGTCAGTAGCAATACCATAGCTGTTGTTCTCACCAGTCACGGCAGCAGCATCAATAGCAGCGCCAGAAGCCGAACCATACTTCCCAAGGAAGGGGATGTTGTTGGACTTCTTGATGGAGATACCAGCGATCTCATAGAGACCGTCACCAGAGTTCATGCTACCACCGGCAGCACCATACTCACGGTTGAGGATGTTGGTATCGACCTGAGAGATCAGGGCATAGTATTGACGGGGGCTCAGAACAGCCACACGGCCATCCTTAGGAGCAGCCACTTCATCCAGACGGGCAGCAGCTTCAAAGAAGCCATCAACCAGGGCCTGAGCATCATACTCTTTGTTGGAACCAAGGTTGATTTGGAAGCCACCAGGCTCGCCGGTCACAGCAGCCGAAGCGGAGGAAGCCTTGTCCAGAACGCGGAAGATACGGCGATCATAGAACTCAGCCAGGCTTTGACCGATCTGACGGGCAATAGGGCCACGGATGTCATACTGGCTCATGATTTCGTCGAGGTTATCAACGAAGGCAGATGCCACCAGCAGGTCATCCAGCGCGATGGTGGTTTCGGCTGCCGGGGGGTTGCCCGAACCGAGGATAGGCACACCAGGCGTGCGATAACCAGCCGAGATACGGCCAGTGTGAATGAATTGAGCTTGCTTACCACCACGGAGGGTCCGGTTCATCACCAGATCCTTAGCAATAGTAGAGTTACGGAAAGCCTCATACACTTCGCCCGTAAAGAGCTTCAGGAAGAGGTTAGTACGTTGAGCGTAAGTAGGGGATTGGCCGCCAGTCTTATTAGACTCGCCAAGATAAGATACAGTTGCAGTCATTAGAATAATAAATAAAAAAGATTTATAACGATTACAAGCGCTTGTATTTGAAGATAAGGCAATAGATGTGTTGTATTGGGTGTCCACCGCAGCGGGCCAATACTCCAACCGGTTGGTTTTTTAACGAGGTATCCTTCCTCAATAGAAAAGGGGGTCCTACTCCGAGGTGCCCCCAATCCAAAAGTTAATTAAGTCGAGTCACTTTGACTCTACCAACTCCAGAGCCGGTTAGACCGATCTTGTCAGCCGCACCTTTACTTAGATCAAGACTCCTACCATGAGCGTAAGGACCCCGATCATTGACCCGAACAACGGCACACCTATCGAAACAAACCTTGAGGCGTGTTCCAAAGGGTAGTGTCTTGTGCGCTGCCGTAAGGCCGTTTTGATTGTATCGTTCGCCATTGGCAGTTAGGTTTCCGTGGAAGCCAGGACCATACCAAGAGCTGATAACAGACAGAGTAGTTAGAAGAGGTAGCATGAGGTTTTTGCAAAGAACTTTTATATTGCTTACAACGCGTCAAGTGGGAACCAATTTAGAGCAAGTCGCCAGAAGCGGCTAGTTTTTGTTCGACATCATACCGATAAGCAGGGTCAGTCCGATACCGTCGATCACTGATAGCAGATGCTAGTTCAGCATTAGAACGGAATCCTTTGACCGTACTCTTCGGTGCCTTGCCCGACACTTGTTGACCTTCAAACCCAACGGAATCCTTATAACGTTGATTGAGGGCTTGAACAGCAAAGAAGATGGCATCCTTGTTGCCGCTATTAACAACATTATCATAAGCAGCAACTTCCTCAGGTTTGAGGTTATCGGCTGCCCACGCTAGGGTGTCATTATAAGCTTCCTGTCCCCCGACAGAAGCAACAATATCCTTAGCAGCATCCTCAGAAAGGGGCTGTGACTGGACGGTTGGATTACCTTTTTGCCATTCCATGTATGCCTCGATGAGGTCTTCCGAAGGCATCTCCTTAAGCTTCTCGATTGTTTCAGGCTTAAGTTGATTATCATTAGAGTAATACTCTTCTGATGCCTCCTTGAGGAAGCTGACACGTTTGGCTACTGGGGATTCAGTTTCTTGTTCCTCAGTATCCTCGGAATCATCGCTCTCGGTTTCTTCGGTCGAAGAGGACTCATCGGTTTCTTTCTTACCTAGTTTCTTTTGAAGTTCTAGGTAAGCTTTTTCAAGATCTTCTGCTGATTTAAATTTGCCAGCATACTGACTGTGTTCTTCTGCTTCAAGTTGACTGCGGCGATACTTTTCTTCGACCTCAGCTTCTTGTTTTTCGATGAGCTGATTACCTTGCTCAATGAGCCTTAGCTCTTCTGTTTCACGGGCAGACGTAACATCTGGATCCGTAGCATCAAAAACAATTTCAGACATTTGGTTTAGTGGATAACAATAGAAACGCGACCAACACCAGGAGAGGTGACTTTCACATCACCATATTTAAATTGCTCCTTAGGGGTGATCTTTACCGGAGCCTCTTCAGCCTCACTGGGGAGGTTGGGCTGGCTGTTGTTGGCCGGTTGCTTGCGCTGCGGAGTTGACGACATTTTGAAGTGCTTCAATAGAATCAGGGTTTTTGGTTGGATCCATCATAGGAGCCTTAGCAAGTTGTCCTGCTTGTCCAACAAGACTTGTGCTCATGTTAAGTTGCATGGCCTTCTGTTGTTCTTGTTGACGCATTTCAGCAGTCTTAACAAGCTTGAGCGTATCAATACCTTGAGCAGCAGCAAGACGCTTAACGGCTTCCTCTGGATCAATGTATTGAGCCATTGCTTCAGGACCAAGGGCTTGTGAGATTGTTTGAAGGAACATCATAAGAGATTCCCTATCTTGTCCCCTACCAATGCCTTCAAGTCCAGCAATGATGGTGGGGAATACAATGCCCTTAGGAAGCTGAGGCAGCTCCTTGGAACGTTGAAGGGTAAAGAGTTTCCGTTGGAGGTACGGGCGAACCAGTTCTACGGTAAGGTTACCATAGATGCCTCCAAGCTGCTCGTTGAGTTCCTGCTGGGTAGCACGGATCTCCTCGGCAGTGGTACGTTCCGATTGCCGCACCGACAGAATCAGGAAGGCTTCCGACAGCCGCTGGGTCAGGGACTGGATCATTTGATAGGCAGAAGAGAAGTCAGCCTGCTTGCTCACTTGAACAGCAGTCACGTCCTCAGCCCTGCCTTGAATGATTGCTCCATTACCTGCCTTAGCAAGCGTAGAAGGCTTCACAGTGGCCGCTGGGCTAACCAGGAACACTACCTTGGCAGCAGCAGCAGAACCCTCCACCATGGCTTGCATGAGCCCCTCAAGGGACTTCAGATCGCCAAGATACTCCTCAATACGTCCACGTCCATAGTCTTCCCCATCAACCACGTTAAAGCGGAGAGGAAGCCAAGGAGTGGTATTCTTAGGAGCCTTACCAAGAGAGTCAGGAAGAATCTTTCCTTCTACTTCTTGACGCCATCTCCACTGTCCATCCTTGAGCTTAGCCCAAGTATAAACGGCTACTTCATTTTCACCAACAGTAACATCAACATTAGGAACACTAGTGTTGTCTGCTACATCATTGACATTTCTAATTGCTTCCGTTTGGAATTCAGCAGGAAGGAATTGACGGTCAATTGATTCAACAGTAACGATCTCGGTGGGATTACCCTCTCCATCACGGACGACCACAAAACGGTCAAGAGGATAAAGTTTAACACCACCTGAACCCATGTATACCAGAGCATTTCCGGTTACAATCAAGTGCTTCATTGCCTGGTGGAGGATAACTCGATCCTGTGATTCGGCAATGTTTTGCATGACCACCCGTTCCATTTTGGAAAGGGAAAGATCAATCTCTGATTTAACAGCAGCACTCAAAGTGGGGTCCAAGCTGAGCTTACCATCATTCACTTGAAGCTTAAAGAAAGTTGCGTTCACAGGGAACAAACTTAGCATCAGCTTCGATGCCATGACGTTAACGCCTTTAGCGCCCATAGATTGCCAAGGAGTGGGCAGCTTCTGTCCATTAACAACACCCGTAGGGGTCAATAGATAAGGAACAGAAAGAGCTGCACAATCCCTAGCAGTATCGAGAAAGATCGTTCTGTCGCTAGCCAGCTTTGCATAACGACTTGCGGCAGATTGATTTTCCATTAACGATTACCAATACTAAGATTAGACATACTAGGCATAGCACCACCAGTGCTCAGGGGAATAGTAAGACTAGAAGTCCCTTTGCTGGCCTGTTGGAGGGAAGCCCTACGAGAAGGGGTCCTAACGGTGGTAGGTTGTGCGCCTGGAGCAATAACAGACTCCGGGGGCGGGGGCGGCGGTTCAGGAGCCGGAGGGATTTTAGGAGAAAGGCACATGATGTTAAAGCTTTCGTTTTGATTTAAGGAATCGAATCACTTCAATCACACCAGCCATCCTTCCAGCTTCCCACGGAGTCATTTCGTGGTCTGGATAGTGGTCTGGATACATACGATCAAGTTCTTCAATGAGAGTGTTTAGATCAATTCTCCCACCAATAACACTGGTAAGAGGAATGGTTTCGGTGTCGAAGTAGGCGTCAGCCATATTGTGGAAGATCAGTGTTCGCTGCTTCAAAGAAAGCAGGCATCCTGGCACGTTGGGTATCCTTTAGGCCGGGGGCTTTCCCCTTTTCATACAAGGAATCTGATTGAGCCAACCAGAAATCCTTATCAAGATACTTGCTTTCAGATTTACCAAGCCCATCAACTACCCATCCCACAGTAGCACGACGTAATCGGTTAAGGCTTTGCGTTGATTTAAGTCCAAGCTCGGAGCAGACCATTGAGTGGATGGCGACATGCGTTTGCTCATCTCGGCTGATGTCGGCTGCTGTGGTACGGATTCCGATGTCTCCATTGAATCGGAAGAATGGGAGGATGACGAAGAAGACACTGCGTTCAAGGATAGCGGCTTTCAGGAGTGGATGTTCAGGGGCATCCAGCCACGCCTTAAGAATGTGTTTTGCTTCGGATTCAAACTTTTCATTTGAACCATGAGCAGCCACTACATAATTAAGGGCTTGATCATGCCTCTCTTCATCCAATTGATTAGACATTAGAGCTTCCCGAACACCAGGGGTATTGGGTAGTTCCTTATCGAGCCCCTGTTGTAGGAACTCTCGCACCGGCAATTCAAGATGACGGAGACCAAGGGCACGATAAATCGCATCCTCAGCCCCATCAACGAGTTTCCCCTTTTGAACAGCAACCGGAGTCCATTTACGTTTACGAGAAATTACCTGATCATAGGGGGAAAGAGTTGCGTTCATTATTCTCCGCAGGGAATACAAATTTCGTTTTCTGGTTTAACAGTGGGACAACCACAATCTTCCTCCTCAAAAGAGAAAAGATCTTTAAAGTCATCATCAAGCGCAGCAAGGGCATCATCCTTTGCTTGAGTGTCGGGCATGACTTGGAGTGCGTAATAAAGGGAGGTTTGAGAGGATGCCATCCAGTCCCTTAGAAATTCACGATCATACGTCACCACATCAGACCAGCTATTAAAGGAGTAGCCATGAAATAGCATTGTGGATCGGAACAGAGTAACAATCCCATCAACCACCTTACGGTAGTCATGCCACCCTACTTCCGATGCGATTTCGCAGTCAGGCGGGTACGCAAATGATTGAACTCCAAACGTCCCAGAATCGCGGTCAACGTGGCGGCTAATAGGAGGAGCCAACTCTGGAGTGGTAGTGTAGCCCCGAAGATCAATGTTGTTGTAACTACAAGAAGCGGTAGGAGCAATGGCAAAGGCCCTAGACATGCCCGCTTGACGTGCAATTTGAGCGGCAATTTCAATCGACTTGGCAAGTTCCGAGACGAGGATATATGCCGGGGTGTGGGCAGGTTGGTGTGAGTGGTAAGCATCTAGGGCTTCTCCAAATTCTTTGTAAGTTACTTTGTTCTGACATAGGAAGTTAGCCAGCCCAAGAACACCCAGTCCAACCTGCTTATCAATCTCAGGGGAAAGATATTCTCCTGTTTCTCCAACACCAGTACGGGCATGGAGATTAACAAGAGAAGTCATTCCTTCTACGAAAGCAGGGGTGAGGTCTTCAAACTTACAAGCACCCAGATTGACGTGCTGAAGTAAACAAGTACCACGGCTAGGAAGATAAACTTCAAGGCAGACATTTCCATAAATACGATTACCTTCCGCGTCGTAGCGAATCTTATTAAGCCAAATATCACCCTTTTTAATACCATCAAGGGTGGCTTCAATCAACTCAGGAGAAGCATTTGTGAGAAAGCCGGGGTCCACGTTAAGACAACGCTTTACCCAAGATAGCTCAGTACGGCTAGCCTTGATGAATTCAATAGCATCAGGATGGGTGTAATCAAGATGGCACACAACAGCACCATTCTTATAGACACCACCCCTGCGAAGAGTCTCGTTTAAGACGGAGTAGATCTTGGCGAATGACACAGGGCCTGACGCCATGAGTCCTCTTCCATTCTCGCTGCCTCGTTCACGGAGTTTAGAAAGGTGTACAGCGACTCCAGCTCCGTTGCGGAGAGCGTGTGAGACGAACCTCCAAGAGGCTTCAATTCCTTCTGGTCCCTCCATGCTGTCCTCAACAACGAAGACGGTACAGGAGACGGGCAGGCGGGACTCAGGGTTGTCGATCCAGTTTTGAACACGTCCGGTACGGGCAATGGTGTTTGGGGTGTCTCCAAGGTCAGCGAAGGCAGTCATACGAGGTCGTCAAGAAATGGTGGTTGGTAGTTGGGCCCCTTGAGTATCTTACCATCTTCGCGGCGGAGGGGCTTCCCATCCACGAACTTGCTCATGTTGGATTCAAACACACGCTTGAGGGCGATGTCCAAGTTCCAATTACGAGCAACGGCATATTGGTAGCAGACGAAAACAAGATCAGCAAGTTCCTTTAAGGTGTGGATCTTATCTTCATCGGTATCCTCATTAATGTGTGACTCAAGAAGTTCATTGAATTCCTCTCGTATGAGAGTCATTTGCATTTCTTGAACTAGCTCATCATTTGGATCAATGGATTGTTCAGCGGCAAGTCGAAAGACAAACGCCTGTTCAATCAAGTGTTCAGGAGTTTCCATCTTTTAGTGCTTTGATTTTACGGTCAACATAGGCTTTAACTTTGAGCCAGTCGTCGATCTCAGACTCCTGATCTTTGTAGCCAGCACGGCAGATATACTTAATGACATTGCCAGCCAGAAAATCCAGCTGCTGATCCACAATAAAATCCCAAACCTGGATACGTCCACGCTGATAATGTTGGGGGTCATACTTCGTCACGGAAGAATTCTCGATAGGCTGGGTTGTTTCGGATTCCTCGGAGTTGCTGGTCCCGTAGAAATCGTCCCACTGGTCCCGGTCGTAGCGATTGTTTGTCATACCAAAGTCGGATTCTAAATACTCCTTGATAGATAAGTAGTCTGCTGTTGATAAATTGTTCACTTATCTTTAATTTAAGATAGTATGGAAGGTTAGGTTCAAGAATATAGACAATAGCTAGCAGTAAGCCAATGTCTAATCCGATGTAGGTGGGGTCCATAGAATAGGTTCCTTCGTTGTTGAGTTGTACTCTCCAGGCCGAAGGATCCGTGCCAATCGAGCATTACGGATGGCGTCTTCCTCAGTCTGCCCCGCTTTGATGTAACTGGCCAAGATGGCCTCCCATGGATCCTTAGCATCATCAAGGATCTTCTTTGCTCCAACACCACCAATACCTGGAACACCTTTGTACCCATCCACAGGATCTCCTGTAAGACATTGGGTCCAGAACCAATAGTCAGCTTCCTCAGGGGTTACATCAAATTCCTTATCACCATTAAACAGGCGGCAGGAAATCTGTTTCATATCCTTGTCAGGAGAGACAAGAACAAACTCACGAGGATCAAGATGACACTCCAAACCAAGAGCATCATCAGCTTCAATGTTCTTGTAGCGGACTACCTTATAATGTTTAGAGCACCAGTCTAGGAGTCTCCGGTAGCCCACAGGTTTCCTTTTAGTGCGTTTTCCCTTGTAGTCGGGACATACAGTCTTACGGAAGTTGTTGGTATCTGAGAAGTAGAGCGTGACCCAATCGGTGTCGAACCGTGATCGGAGGTTATTGAGTTCTCCTTCAAAGATGTCGAGGACAACTCGGAAGTTACTAGCAATGGTGATGAGGTCATCCCCCCAATCAAGTTCAGTTTCAGCCGATTGACAAGCGCGGTAAGCATAGAAGTCAGCGTCAACACGCAATTGAAGATCAGTGGCAGTCCGCCCACGAGAGGCCGCTTTTTGCTTCAGAGGCAAGTGGGACTTTGAGGTTGTAGTATTCGCCCGCTTGGACGATTGCCCATTCAAGTTGGAATTTGAAGTCATTGATTAGTTCTGGTTTAACAGCGAGTTGAATTTCATCGTGGATCCATCCAAGCCATTGGTAATCAATGCCCCACTGGTATCCCATTTCGTTGATTGTATTGTAAGTGATGACGTTCCACCGCTTACAAACAATCGCCCCAGCACTTTGGAGTAGGTAGTTAAGAGCAGCATGTTTCTTTCCTTGGAGCAGGATGGGACGCCCATCAAGACCCTTAAGAACATCAGTGGCTGACTTCTTATTGACCATATTGAGAAGATCCTCAAGCCCAGGAATTGCTTCAAGGAACTTAGCGCGGATCTCCTTTCCTAGTGCTGCTGCCTTCTTGTCATCTAGGGACTTATCCAGTGACACGCCGATCTTCTTGTCGGAGGCCCCATATATAAAGGCATACGTCAGGGTTTTAACGTCCTTGCGTGAGCAGCCAACTCGATCAGCATTCTGTTGATGAATGTCCCCATTGACAACAACGTCAGCAAAAGAGCCTCCATCGAAATAAGAAAGATAATGACCAAGCATACGAAGCTCCAAGCCAGAAGCATCCGCACCCACCTGAGCCATGCCTTGACCCGGTAGAAACAACTTACGGCAGCGCGGATCACTGCTCGTTTGTCCAAGATTGGGACGTGAGTGTGCATTACGACCTGTGTTGGTTGCGAGTTGACATACGTGGTGGATACGTCCCTCTTTAGTGACTACCTTAAGCCAGGCATTGGCACCATCAGAGAGCTGTCCAAGGGCTTTCTGTAGTTCAAGGATACGGGCAAAGATCTTAGCCTCTTCCGTATCAATACCCATCAACACCCCTTCATCAATCTTGGGGCGACCACTGTCGGTAAACACCTCAGGTTGCCAGCCCCTCCACGTCATAAAGGCCCAGCCAATATGATCACGGCTTGTTGGATTGAACTCCTTAAGCTTTGTAAATGGAGCATCCTTTATGTAACCCCGTGTTGCGTTGGGACGTTTGGGTGTCATCTGTCCCCCATCAACATACGGAAAAGCTTCCCGCATTTGATCTGCTAGTTGATCCATCTCTGTTCGGAGAGTGGCTTCTAACTTTTGAGCAGCAACAACATCGAAGGGCCAGCCAGATACTTCTTGCTTAGCCATAATGGTGGCCAAGTCATGCTCCAACCTTATGGAGTCTTCGTATCGGGTGAGGCGATCCTTTTGTCCCATTAACTGAAACAGGGAATCAACTACGTGAACATCTTGCTCACAGTAATCCTCCATTTCTTGGGACCAGTCAGCCCAGTCCGTGGTCTTTCCAAACTCACCTTTGTAATCACCAAGGCGGTAACCCCAAGACTCCAAAGAATGCCTACCGTATAGTTTTGCGGGCATTCCAATGGGCTTTTTGCGGAAGTCCCTAGAAAGAATGTCCGGGTAGAACATCCTACTAAGAATCAGAGTATCGAATAGGGTGGCTGTGGTTTGGAAGAACGGGTAGATTTGTTGAATAACTGGTATGTCAAAGCCAACAATATTATGGCCGACGAGAACATCAGCTTCTTGGAGAAGGGTAATACCATTGGTTACAGAATTAGAAGAACCTGTGTCGTTAAAACGAAATACCTCTCCAGTGTCAATGTCTTTGGCGACAATACAGTGGATACAGTCAAGCCCCTGACGGGGCAGGCCGTTGGTTTCAATGTCGAAGAGTAATCTCATTCGGGCAGGGCCTCCAACTCGTCGGCTATGGCAAGAAGATTATTACGCACTTTTCGCTTGGTTTCCCAAACTGCGCGATCTTCTCCATTGACATTATAAAGAATAGCTGGCACCACCTGATCCACAGCAGCTCGCAGGGCGGCGGCGATTGCGGGCAGGTAGTGCCAGTCGTCTGGCTTGCCGCTGGCAGCACGGTTGAACTCCCAGAACACCGCCTGCGCAACGGGGGAAAGGTCAGTCATCGGGCAGGACCTCAAGGGCGCGGCGGATGGTGTCAACTTCGTTGGATGTCAGGGAAGCACCAGGGGCAGTATCGCCATCCTCCAATGCCATCAGCGCCTGCTCCTTCAAGCTCGGCGGCTTGGGGCGGCGTGCGGCGCGGAGGTCGGACGCTTCAAGCCCCCAGTCATCCATCAGCTCGCAACACGCCTCCAACTCCTGGTCGGCGCCCCATTGGGCGGCGCGTTCGGCGGTTGCCTGCATCCAGCACACAACATCTGGATCGTCGTCGCGCTGAGCTTCTCTAAACCATTGCCCTACCAGCTCCGGCGGTGGGGTGATTGGATGAGTCATGACCAATTGCCGGGCTCTTCCCGGTCGAGAAGTTCTTGTGTTTTGGCGGATGGTGTGCCGCATTCTTCGCAGAACCAGCCACCAGGAATCATTTCACTGTAAATGAATTGGTTCCATCCACACGTAATACAAACCTCATCAGAATCCACATTCATAGTCGTCATCATCAGTTTTAATTGTTGGCTTAAAGGCAGTGGTGAGGTCTTCAGTCATTCTACCAGTAGATCCGTTAAACGCAATGGTTCCAGCCTGTCCTGTCTGTCCGTTGAAACGGTTCTTAAGAACTCGGATGTTGGCCATGTTGTCTCCTGCGGATAGGTTTCGCTCAAGGGCAATCACCATGTCGGAGAGCTGAACGATGCTGTGAGAGCCCCGTAGCTGCCCTAGGCTGACCTGTTGACCATCCTCATGCCCCTTGTCACCCTGAGGGCGCTTTAGGTGGCTGATGAGCAGCATACCAATACCAGTCTCCTCCACAAAGGAACGGAGTTTGGTCATGGTTACATCAATGAGCTTACGTTCGTCATGACTCTCATTGCCGGACATAAGAATAGATAGGTGGTCCAGAATAATCCAACCAACCTCCTTGGCAAGGGCCATAAAACGACAATCGCTAAGAATGCTGTCAGGATCCACAGACCCAAAGCCATCACGTAGATATACGCTACCGGTGCCCAAAGAAGCATCAAAAGCCCTCTTAAGATCTTCCTCAGGCAGTTCATTGTTTAGATGAAGTGGTTTATTTGCCTTAACGGACATGAGCCGAAGCGCAGTGCGTTGAAGACTTTCCTCCAGGGCAATATAACCAACCTTCTCGCCTTGATCGACAAGTGATTGAGCTATCTCACCGCAGAAGGTACTTTTTCCAACCCCTGATCCAGCTGTGATCGTGACAAGTTCCCCCCGCCTAAGACCACTAGTGATACTGTCAAGAGCAGTAAAGGGCCAATTAGCATCCCGACCATGAAGAGGGCGAGTTGCCAAGGTGAAGAGATCTCGTCCATCAATGACGGTCTTAGGGCTAAATGGTTTCTTGTTCCATAGGACAGCGGAAGTAATTGCTTCGTAGTCCTTAGCAATGAGGGCTTCATTAGCATCCTTGTAGGAATCAAGTCTCGCAATGAACAAGCGATCATGAGGAAACAAACTAGCACAGTCTTGTGCTGCCTGCTGTCCAGCATCATCGTTATCAAAGAAGAGAATGATTGATTCAAACCCCATGAGCCACTTCAATTGATGTTGAAGAGACTTCTTAGCGCCTGCTGCTCCATTAGGGAGACTAACAACAGGCCAGGTCTGACGCAACTGGAACACACTAAGGCAATCCAGTTCCCCTTCGGTGATGACTATTTCCTTACCACGTCCCCATAGCTGTTGGCCAAATAGGGTGTGGTCTTCGTTCTTTCCTGTCCATCGAAAGTCCTTCTCTGCGTCCCTACTCTTATAGGCGATCAGCTGACCTGTTTGTGAGTAATACGGAAAGCGGAGAGTTTTGGAGTCGTGGTCATATCGAACGTTGAACTTCTTTAAGGTATCTTCCCTAAGGTTTCTACCCTTGAGAGGAACAAAGTCCCCAGTAAAGTTCATGAGATGGGTGGTGCGGGTGGTGGTGGTTGGTGGTGTGCCGTCTCCATGTTCATAGTGGAGGCAGGAAAAGCAATGCCCATGTCCGTCAGTATAACGAGCAAGGGCATCACTACTGCCACAACTAGGACATGGTTCGTGCCTAAGAAACTCGCTCTCGGAGTGCATGTCGAACCGATTCAGCAGCATTGGTCATTGAAGCATGATAAGCCATCCAATCTTCAAGCTCATCAATAATCAACTTGGCAATGTCATCAGGAGTTATATTCTTAGTATGGATATAATCCAGACACTCAACAAGAGAATCAGCAAACTGTTCGCCAAGACGCTTGAGGATTTCCTCTTTAGTTGCTGTTGCAGTGGAGATCATCGAACCAATCAAGTGGAATAGCGTGGAAAGGTGCCCACAAAAAACCATTCTTTTCTGCCCACATTGCGTAGGTAGTTTTGCTGGTCTTTGTGAGCGTGTTTAGGGGCTGCTGGAAGACAAGTCGAATATCAAGGTTTGGATGCTGCTTCTTTACGGCAAGCATCTTTCTTCGATCTTCTGGTTTGAAGTAACCTTTGGCTTCCAAGATAACCCCATTGGGCAAGATAAAGTCTGGTGTATAAACAGCAGACAAGGTGTAGTTGAGCTTTAGAGTTTCATATTCAAACTGGTGCCCATTCAGTTCAAACCACCGTGCCAACCTTTCTTCAAGACGGGAACGGTATGTTGGCATTAGCCTGCCCTGAGATCCTCTAACCAATCTTCAAGGTTCTGGATCTGCCGATCAATCTCATACCGTTTGGGTTCGGTATAATCATACATCAGCATCTCTTCCTCAAGATCAGCAATGCGTTCCAAGACTGCGTACTTATCCATGATCAGAATGGTACGTCGTCTTCGTCATAACCAACAGGCCCTTCCCCTGGATCCTCGTTAGGTTCAAAGCTGGGGCTACCAGTCTTAAAGCCTTCCGACTTACCAAAGAGAGCAGCCACACTGCTTTCATCCAGGCCGCCGCTATCAGAACCTCCGCCGCTAACCAGCTTGAGAACCTGTGCGCCACGTACCTTGAGGGAACAACCCACCTTTGCTCCGAACACATAGGGCTTCAGATCAACAATGAGTTTAACAACAGTACCCTTCCAGATCTGAGTATCGAGATCAATCGGAACACCATCAGTATCAACCCAAGGGAACATTGGGCTGGAGCTGTCACCACCATAAGACACCTTTACCATTCCCTCTTCATCCCACTTAGGGAGTTCAGCAGAGAATCGTTTGCCTGCCATCTTGTTCTTACCCCACTCAAGGGCTTGCTCATAGACAGCATCGAACTTAGGAATCTCTTCCTCAGGAATACGAAACCCAATGGTACAGTTATTAAATTTACCAGAAGGAACAAGGGCGTTGATGTAGCCCTCAAGGGTGGTGGTGATAATGAAACGAGAGTCAGACATTTTTGGTGATTTGTTCGTGGGTAGCGAAAAGAGAAAGATGATCAATCAAATTGTCATCCAAAAGTAGGTCAGCTTTGGTGGCCAGGTACTGAACGTACTCAGGAACCCAACGAAGACCATACTCAATGTTGAACTGCTCAGCCAACTCCAACGCATAAGCATCAGAGGGGATGATAGAGTCCATCAACATTTCTTCAGTATCAGTCATCAGTCAGAACACCCTCGATGTTGCCATAGGTTTCATCGTAGGCTTCAAGACAAACCATCGCCTCACTGCCAGCAATAGCTTCCAATAGGAAGGTACATTCAGCAAAGGTACGACACAGGAAATCAGTAAAAGATTCCGTAATGAAATCTTCTTCCTCACTCTCCTGTTCTGCCAGCCATTCTTCTTCGTAGTTTTCCACCACAGAAGTGTGAATGCCCAGCCGTTCAGCGATGTTTGGAATCGAATAATCCATCAGCAAAAGAAGTAGGAGGATTGTTGGACATCATTGATGTCAAGGGTATTCAACATGACACTCTCATCAAAGTCAACCCCCAGTTGCATGGACCAATCCTTAAGAATTGGCTGTGAGTAGATTTCGACAAACTTGTCCCGGATCGCACTGCCCATGTCATCCATGTCACAGGAGCGACCCAACACGCAGTCATGTATCACAGTAAAGGGTCTGCCCCATTCAGCAAAGACCAGATGAAGCAGAGCAGCATCTAGACTGTGAATAAGATTAGGGCTTGCTGCTGTCTTGGCCTTTTGTAGGTCAATTGTTCGTTCTTCCCAATCCTTCAAAAGTTCACATCGAACTCTTTGACCAAGCAGTTTAGTGTTAATAGTTTCTGCTTCGTTGCGTCGATACTCTTGAACAACTGGGAATCCGGAAGGAGTGACCCACTCAATTGTTGTTGCCCCTGATTTGATACGTTCCCCAGCAGCCTTTTGGATAAACTCCATCGACCGACAAGGACCATCAAATACTTTCCTCACACCATAACGGTAGATAGCCTTGACTATCTTTTGCAGCTCACCTTTCTCAAGTTCAACGCCCTTGAGTTCCTGACGAATGTAATCTCTAGCACTGTTTTCCGTTACCCCATAAGGCGTTGTCATAACAGTGCGTTTGGTTACTTTCCTGGTGATGTGATCGTGAAGATGCTCAGGAAGAATTTCCTTTGCCTTTTCCGCAACAATCAAATACCCATCAGAAGGTTTACTAGTGGGAACAACATTAACCATTTCAGCAGCAGTCCGATCCAATGCCAATGCTGACAAATGTTGGAGTCCAGAACAGGTAGCATCAACAGACACAGGAAGACCAGAAGTCTTTTTAGTCCCTTTGATGACACATTGATCATACTCCAACACAGCAGCAATAAAACACCAAGGTTCTTCTACTGATGACCACTCAGAGATTGTTCCCTCAGGATCATCAGCAAGATGACTCAAGAAATCATGGTTCTTAACGACCCAATCAATTCTCTCTTCCATTGGTGCTTTATCCAGTCCATAAGTAGTAGCAACTTGAAAGGCTAACCACCATTCATTAACTGGTCCTTCCTCCTCAAAGTAAATAAGACTCTTATCAAAGTCTGTTCCTTGAGGACTAAGGCTTGTTGGTATTGGATATACTCTTCCCCTAAAGTCAAATGACCAGGGAATCCAGAAGGTGTCTCCTTTGTATTTGTTGGCTACATACAGGGCTTCAGTTGTCCTGTAATTCTTCTGTGCCAGAGCTGAGTTCTGATCTTCAATCTCAGTTCTCATTCTCCGATAGGCAAGTTTATCCTCTTCTGAGGCACTTTCCCATGGCTCTGGCTTTGGCGGTGGGGGTGTTGGTTCCTCCGCTCGAAACTTACCCACAGTGATGCGGTGTTCCATACAGAAGTTTGCCAGCTCAAGAACTCTGTCGTTGATCCGATAGGGCACCTTCTGGAGCAGGTTCAGCATGACGAGGGCCTTGCTGTCCTGTAATAATAGGCACCTTCTTGGAATCCTAGTCCTGATCAGCTTTGTCAGCTTCCTCAGGTCGTTCGTGAGGTAACCCCCCTTAAACTCCTCTGTCCAGTCGTTCGGCTCGCACAGCATAGGCCACATACACCCAGCAAACGCCTCAGCCTGCGCTAGAAGCGCCATCCTGGCCTCTATGAACTCAGGTTGGTAGGTCAAATAGGTCACCCTGTCATTGGGCCCCTTGGCGGTCATTCTGGTGGCCACCCATCCAGTAGCAACCGACAGCCGATCCAAAAGCCATCCCCCAACAAGGTGCCTAACGCTTGTCGGCCACCGCAAAGGCTCAACATCATTGCGCCTCATCACCGCCCGGTAACGCTGTACCTTGTAGGAATAACCTTTGTGATCGTGGATGTGTAGCCGTGCCTTGTTAAATAACTCAGGATGTTTACCACAAAATTGATCTAACATCACTTGATGGTAGACCAACGTTCCAATATGGGTAGTAGCTGCTTGATAGGTAAGGTGTTCGATTCTCCTTACACCCAGAATGTCAATGACACCCTTTGCTGTAATGAGAGCCAACACGGCAGGATCACAACCCTTGATAGGCAATACAGCCTGAGCCTTTTCCTGAACCCAACCCTGACTCACACGATGGAGCTTACTGCTGATCTCATTAGTAATAAGTTCAAGCCCCTTGTTAATAAAGGCAGACCCATAAACGGTAGAGCTGGCATATTGCCTATCCTCAGCCGTCCTGGTGCGTTCTCTAAGCCTCTTAATTGCTTCGCTACGTGCATCAAGTTCTCGCTGTAATTGTCGGGCGAGTTGCTCAGTGGTTGCCATAAATGTCTAGGATTCCGCTGCTGGTTGCTGTTTAATTAATCCTCTAGCATTACGAATAATCATAATGCGAGATAAAACTTTAACTAAATCCTGTGTACTCTCAGCCTCCTCCTCAGCCCCATCAAGACCAAGTTGAGCTAATAACAATGCCTCAGGATGTACATCGGGAAGTTTAGTCATTTTCCCTGTTTCTGTGTCCTGTTCGTGGGTAGCTAACACGTCTCCGTGTGCCTCTAACCTAGACCCAAGATCAATCAATCTATCAAGACCACAATGCAACAACTCATAAAGCTGTGCCTCATAATCATCCTGCGTGTACGATTTCCAACCCATTGATTTGAGGATAACGTGATGCCTTGTTAAAGGCTTGATAAGCAAGAACAGTAGCTAACCCCTTCTTGTTAAGGTAGCTGTATTGTTTAATGTTGTTTCGTTTGGCCAACCTACGCAGTTGTCTCCAAGTAAGAACATCAGCAAGGTGTCCCGCTAATTCTTCTGGGTTTGGTAGGTGTTGACGGCTGGTGATTCGCAAAGCGGATTCGAAGTCCATTCAGGTTCCAAATTGATGGATAGGTTAATAATAAGTTGCGTAGGATTGAGTTCCATAATAGTCATAATGGCCCTGGCCTTAGTCTCTGCCATGACGCAGCCAAACGTACCATCAGGAAACCAATAAGAATAAGGCTTGGTCATCGTTTTCTTTTTGCTGGTAACCTAAAACAATACTCTAGGTGAGCCTCCTGAATCTTATTACGGATGTGAATAATCCTCTTTTCATCCGTCATAGCAGCAACCCTAAAGATTTGAACAACCAACATACGTTGCATCTCATCTAAAGCATCACTACCATACCTCCTAATAGTGTCAATAACTCGTTTTAATTCTGGTGGATAGGAGTCCCAATCTGGTTCTTTATTGTGAGTAGCGTTTGCCATCAGCTGTAATAAACAAATGGAAAGTAATAGGGTTGATCCAATTTGGAGGGCTTCTTAGGTTTAGGTGGTTTAGGATTCTCTAGGGACTTTAATAACTTAAGGGCTAACTCAGTCTCGCCACGTTTAATAGCAGCCCTAACTTGTTGCTTTAAAGAACTTGCCATTTACTTAATTCCCATTAGATGTCGGTACATCTTGATGAGACATACCAGCATGATTAGGGGAACCATAATAATTGCCGGGCTTGCCAAGATCGGAGACGACAGCATACGTGATCGTGAAAGGGATTAGGAACAAGAATAGATTTGTTAGATGCTTCACTTTAGTGCCCCCCATTGAGTAGCCATAGCATCAGCAATTCCCTGGTAGGTTTTACTACGTTCCTTCCAACGATTAGGACCGGGGCTGAGTTTATTCTGCCCGCTTGGGGTTTGATTAGACCAATACCCACACTCTGGCTTAGTAAGAACATCAGTAGCACTTAGGGCAGGTAAACCCTTTAACCAAAGACAAGTAGCTTTAGCTTCAGGATGACCAAACATCCATGGCTGGATGATCTGCTCCGGCTTCCTAATCCGAGAAGAGATAATACTAATAGGATTCTCAATAGCAATCTTATCAATAGGAGCATCCATTAACCGTTGAACAAACTCAAGGGCTTCCCTTTGTTCATTAACCTTATTCTTAAACCATCGCGCACCAGATACAGCAAGGTGCGTACATGGTGGGTGGGCAATCATAAGGTTCCAACCATCATTGATAACATCAAATACATCTCCTTGATAATGTGGGCCATCAACATCAGTGGGCAATAAATCACAACTCATTGCATCATGTCCCTGGGCAATGAAGGCATCTCTAACAGTGCCAGAATACTCACAAGCAATTAGAACTTTCATTGTGATTAACCTTTGATAGGTAGAGGACGCTTACCTTTAGACAGTGTTGCTACATAATGGCCGGGGTGTCCGTCACGCAATAGCTTAGCATCAACAAAGGCCTGAGCCTTATTGCTATACCCAAAGCGGCAACAATACCATTCCTCCCAACCATCATTATCATCATTAGGACAAGCAATCCAAATGAACCAGTTCATTGTAGTCTCTCAGGATAGTAAGTAACTTTGAGATCGTGATCATCTTCATCAACATCATCATTGTTGGCGATGTCATCATAGGCTCGATCTTCCATCCGTTCATACCATTCATCCAGTTCATACGTGTTGAGAAAGTAGCTCATTTGATTAGCCTCCGATAGGTTACCCAAGTCACAGCTTGAACCTGAGTAGGTGTTAGTTTATGACCGCAGAGTGAATCACTGCGATCTGCTACTAATTTGTAAGCACGTTGGATTGTTTCATACAGCTTAGGCGTGATGGATGGCGTCTTGCTAGTAGCAATACGTTCCCCAATAAAGATAGCATACGCGTGACCATCAACACAAACAGCATTTCTATCACCCATAATGGATCTGTAAAAGGCGACAACTTTTTGACCCTTAAGTATTCCCGCAATAGCCTCAGTGTCTACTGATTCTAAGTTAAGAATAGCAATGGCCTTTTGTTTGTTCTTGTTAAAGGTACATACCTTGATGGCATTGTAGTCGCCCCCAATGGCCCATGTCTTGATCATTGCCTCAGCATCAATGCAATTCCTTTCCCATTTATTATTGGGGGAAAGTGCTGCGATGACACCTACTGCTTGGCCCATAGTGAGACCCTCATAGGCATGAATGAACCTAACAGCAAGATCATAGGCTCGCTGATACCATTGTAACCCTGAGATAATGTCTGCTTGGCTTGCTAATTGGAGCATTCCAGAGATGTGGCGGGTGTTAGCGCGCATGATCAAATAACCTCAGTGGCAATAAGGAATTCAGAATCAATACCAAAGAATTCAACTAATTCATCAGGATTGAGTGATTCAATAAGAACATCATTAACATTCTTAATAATCACTTGATACGTACCATCATCACGTGTGAAATAATCATTGAAATAACCTTCATCCATGTACTCATCGACAGGACATTCCTGATCAAGTGTAAAGCGCAGGTTAATAGTTTCCATGATGTTAACTAATGATTGATGTTGTTATTTTTACAAAAAGTCTCAGCCCATTCGTCAATTTCGGTAGCAATACTGCTGTAATCAAATTGGCTCCAAATGCTTTCGGCCAGACGTAAAGCCTGATCTCTGGGGATTTCAGGCCAGCAATCGTTCAAGTGGGCTCCAATGTCGTAGTAAACGCTGAATTTGTCCATGATAATTAATAGAGTTGGTGTGCTGTGATCGTGGAATCATTGATCTCATTAACGCAGGTAAAGCCTAAGTCCTCCATAATAGTTAGTGTGTTTGGCAGCAGAGTCTTAAACCCACTTAGCTCACAAAGTAGCTTAGCAGTGGCGTCAACCGGATAACAGCGAACGTTGCCGTAGCTAGTTGTGATGCGGAAAGTTGCGGTTTTCATTACTCAAATCCTACCATTAGCTAGATCATCCATAAACTCAGCCAAGGTATCAGTGCTGACATAGTTAGATAATGCCCGCAATAAATACTCTTTGCCAATCACTTGCTCCTTCCACAATTCAGCGAAGTCATCACGAATTTGTTGTGGTGTGCGGTCATCCATGATAGTTAATTAGATTAGGTTGAGTGAAACAATTCAGATACCGTAGTTTAATGCGGTATCACTAAACGCATCAAGAAAGCTATGCAGAGTGCTTAACTCTTTAGACGTAAACAAAGAACGTTTATCATCACAAAGAGTAGCGTACTTAATAGCCTTCATGATAGGCTTAAACTCATCAGGATAAACTTCAACATTAACAGCGAGACAATGCTCAGTCATTGTTGTTATAAAGTGTGCCTAACTCAGTGTCAGGCAATGGGACAGTCAGCGAATCGACGCTGATAAAATAGCTGGCTATTCTGTCCAATAAAGAATAGAAACCTGGCGCGCCCTTTCAGTTGCTCTAACCCACACCAGTCCCTGAAGGTTCACCGGGAAGATAGGTGCGGCAGCATTAACCTACTAAGCCTGTTGCGCCTGTTATTCGGTTGTCTAGGTTCAATGCTCAGCCTACAGCCTATCAGGGCTCAGGTTGGCAGGCTGTTCATGATCTGTAACAAGTGGGCGGGCCGGATCGTATTGATACTGGCCCTATCGGTGTGGGCTGGGCAGGTGGCGTTCCCGCTTTCCTCACCGATGTACCCAAGGTAGAGCCTGACAAGCCCAAGAGTCAAGAATCCAGCAGATTTCTTAAGATTCTCAACAAGGAAGCGTTATTGCGAATCGCACAGATTTCATAGCAAATTGAGACGCACGCGACACACGCGCCCGCGTTACCTATGTAGCACTGATGCATTTGTACTGCTGCCCCTGTCCAATTGGCCTGCGTATCTGTCTATTGAGCAGTGACGCGGCCCAGTGATAGCAAGGGGTTTGGGCTGTCCAGCGCCAGGTTGGACACGGTTTGGACACAATGGGGCCGGGGGATGGTTAATTTGTACTAGGACGGGGGGCCATGGGGGGATTCCGGCGCCGCCGTACATGCGTAAGGGGTTTACAAATTTGTGTCAAAAATCATGAGTGACCCCTACAAGCCCCGTTAAGGCCCCTCTGAGGAGTCGGAGGTGTATGGACACCTACGGGGAGTCAGAGGGGGGTTCCCGGTCCACCCAGGGCGCAGTGAGACGCATCTCGTCAAAGAAGCCACTACCCGATTCGGAATAAACAGGAGGCGACACAACAGGAGTAGGTGGGTCAATCTTTTCATATTCTTCCAGGGCTTCATCAATGGTGTTGGTTATTCGTCTATTGATGGTCTTCTCCTCAACCCACACCAGAAACCCCAAGAGAAGAAACGAGGCCCACTCTGGTAGACCCCGCCTCATTACTAGATAGAACTTACGAAACTCATTAAGTTTTAGTTTATCACTTCCCATAGGTTTGGCATTTCCTTGTTAAGGACTTGATAGATCTGATCAGCAATCTGTCGATGCTCAAGTTGTGTTTCCGGACCCCGCCTTACGGAAAGGTAATGGATCCAGCTCCTAATTGTTCCCGACATGTAAAGCCGAGTAGGACTGTTCATCGGAAGAATCTTACGGGCACTCTCTTTAGCAATCCCGCAACTGAGCATCTCCTGGTAGAGGTGTTCCAGGTCTTCAAACACACTGGAGATCCTGCGATAAAACGCCT